GCAGACACCACCAGCCCTACGGACATGAAGTACACGCCAGACATGTCCCCGATGATTTTGGATTCGTTATCAAACCCAAGTGCGCCACTGGCGAACACAAACAGCGGGTATCCCAGCATGCCGAACAGCGCAAACCAGACCATTTTACGTTGCTGGTCACGCTTCGCGTCCTCGTCGTCGATTTCACGACGCAGCTTGTCCGCCATGAGCTTTGCATATTCGTCCTTGTCGATCACACCGTCGCCATTGATGTCAGCCTTCTCAAAGTCGGTCATGTCAGTATCTCCTTCTACCTAGAAAAGTCGAACCAGCTATTGATGACGTACTTTTCGCCAGATAGTGGAGGATTGCCGCGATGTGCGTGCGTGAACGCAGCCGGCGCCAATATCAAACGCCCAGCTTTAGGCTGCACTCGTTTGGACTGGTACAAAAACTCAGTCTCACCGCCGGCTTCTACGTCATTCAGATACAAAAGCGCAAACATAATTCTGCTGCCGTGTTCTCGGCGGTCGGCCTCGCAATGCCATACATGGTAGCCTTCAGACGGCAAGTATTTTTGAATTTTTACGTCTGTGTACATCTCATGCTTTGCTAACTCGTTGAGTATCCCGTACTTCTTTATGTACTCAGAGTAACACCCCCATGCAGCGTGCATGAATTGCTGCATAATGGTTTCAGCAGTGTGGAACAGGCGCGTTTTAGGTTTAAGCCCTTGGCCTAAAAAGCACTGTGTGGTTTGTTTCTCCATTGCGCGCGCGCCTTCATGGTCTTGGCGGTTTAGGGTTACGCCAAGCCTGTCCATTTTTTCATAGTGCTCAATTATGGCTTCACATGTTGCCGTAGAAACGACGTCATCAAAGACACCAATGAAGTTATCTATTTCGTGTTCCATTTTGTCTCTTCCATTCTCCAGACGATAGTGTTAGTCATATCAGTTAGTATTCCATGCAGCCTAAAACTTAAAACTTAAAACTTAAAAATTGTGCCATGCAGTATCTACCTAGCCCTTTTCCAACGTCTTCCGGGTTCATACGTATGGGGTTAACCCCATGAAGCTCTTGCCCGCAAAATAGATAAGTTGTGTTGTGCAGCGGGGGCAACGTAGTGTCGTGCTTTGGAAAAACTAGCTCGCCACCAGAAAACTGTTTAGGTTCTCGGTAAAAATAGGTCAGGGCTGTGAGCGCACTACCATCTGCGTGCGGTAGGTAGTAGTCAGAATCTTCGTAGTAGCTAAGAACCGTGCTATCTGACGAGCACGTTCTTAGCGCGTTAAATATGACACTAAGCTCGTCATACGGAATCTCCTTACTAAATAGCTTTCTATTGTACGCAAGTACCGCAGAAACCTCTCTTCTGGCGTAGATCGTATCTAAGATAACGGCTTTGTTTTTCTTTAGAGGGGCGCCGTTGACGCCAAGAGCCGACTGTGATTGTTCCGGGGGCAAAAATGCTTCGCCCCTTCGCAAGAAATCAAGCTCAGCCATGATGTTGGACACCTCAACATCAGAATACATGTTGTCAAACTGTACGTACTCAAAGCCCATTTATGTCAGCCTTTTCAAAATCAAGCATGTCAATTTCCTGACAGTGGGTTATCCAGAGCCTTCTGGATCTGGTCTTGCAGTTCAGCCTTAGTATCTTCGACCTTAACCTCAAACTTGTCCATCTTGTCCTCGAATCGCACGATCTTGTCGTTCACCCGCTTCTCAATGTCGTAGGTCAGTTGCTTGGCATCCCTGAGATTCTGCTCAATAGATTCCAGTAGGCGTTCCTGCGTTTCGATCTTGTTGGATGTCTGTTCCATCTGAGCGGCATAGGCTCCAAGGTCAAGGCCAGCAATCTCCTCAACCTTCTGGTACATCGTGAAGCCGCCATACAACGCACCCAGTACAGAGCCAATCCCAGCCACAGCCGCGACAATAGTTGTCGGGGTCATCCGCAGGCCAAACAGGGTGAAAGACTTGTCCTTCAGCCCTTCGATTTCGTCCAGCTTTTCGCCTAAGTCAGCCATTAGTTTTCAAACCCTCCCTGCAACCTGCGCAGGTTTTCCAGCTCCTGTTGCAGCTTCAGCACTTCAATCCGTCTGCGCTCCAGCTCTAGCTGATACAAGGTGTTGCAGTTGATTCGTTCACGAGGAGCGTCCAGCGGTATCACGATTCTTGCATATAGGCCGATGTCTTTAGTCTGGGGGTTTTTCGGGTCTTCGCTGTCAAACGGACTGACTGCGTTATTCACGATCCCGGTGACGCCCATCTCAAAATTGGTCGCTCCGCCAATGGCGTTCTTGCAGTCCATGTCCCCTGCACGGATGGAATCCGTAGCATAGCTGCCGCCCGCATTCGGCAGTTGCAGGTTGAGCGACGAAGAATCAGCCATCGCCATACCGCAGAACACTAGGGCTAGTGCCGGAATTTTGAGCATATTCGTGTCGCCAGTAATGCACCTGTGTCTGTGCCGCGTAGCTTGGATTGGCTGCAAACATAGTGCGCCTTGTCCGCGTCAGCCTGCCGGACATAGACATCAAACTTGATGTGGCCCAGATACCGCAGGTGCATGATCTTGTAGCGGGAAACGAATTTGATCGGCTCCCAGTCTTCAGTAAAGACGCCCAGTTCGTAGTATTCAACATCCTTTCGTTTGTTGAACATCTCCAGTTCTGCCTTAAACACGCCCTCCACATGGGATGGCTCCAGCTTTGGATAAGTGGGAACCATCTCATGGGCGTTTGCATTCAGGGCAAAGAGGAAGAGGATTACTGCGCGATACACTCCGCCACCACCACTGCACGGTATGTGCCGCCCGGAAACGCCTTATTGCCCCCACCGCCGTAGGTCGCAGCGGAACTGATCTTGAACCAAGTCGTACCCGCCACTGTGAGGTCGTACTCCTTGGTCTGGTCGTAGGTCACGGCATCGGTGTCATAGTCCGCCATCCCTGCATCAGATACTTCTTGGACGCTCACAGAGCCAGTAAAGGCCACCGCGTCACCAAGGCTGGGGCTGGTGGAAAATTCAGTCGGGTAAGTGATCTTGGCTTTATACGCATCCGCCAGACTGACATCGTAGCGAACGACAGGAATCAAGCCGCCATCCGCCGGAGCAGTCGTCAGGGTGTAGGCATTCGGGTTGCCGTAGACCCCAGCTACATCGGTATTCATCAAGCAGCGGCTTTGGACTGTGCCTTCAATCGGTACATCAAGCGCATGGGCTGTGCCTGCCACCAATAGGGCTAGTGCGATCTTTTTCATTTCCATTGGCTCCCTACCATTTCGGTGTGTAGTCGGTCGTTCGCCATCGAGCGGAATGCTCTGCGGTTGTCCTTAATCTCGCCACCTTGGAGTATTACAGTTTCCTTATAGACCCCACCGGGCAAGTTCATTGCATAATAATTGTGCATTGTGACAGGATTCATCGCGGCAATCATCCCTGTTTGGCCTTCGGCCAACTCCATCGCGGCGTCAGAGGTGGCGAGGGCTTTTTCCATGTCCTCTTTTTCAACTTCTTCGTCGTCTTTAGAAACTTCTTCGTCGTCATTTAGAAACTTCTCGCGATCGGTTGGGGTCATGGCCTGCTGCACAAGTTCTTCGCGGTAGGCGGCATACGGGTCGTAGGTTGGGGTTTCGACCTCTACTGGCTCAGGCTCCTCCACTACAGCCACAGCAGGGGCAGGTGGGGCGATATAGCCCGGACAGTCAGGGTTGGATTGAGGGTCGTAGCAGGTGTCTACGCGGTAGGTGTAGACCACATCGGGGTCAATTACGCTACCCACTCCCGTGGTCGTGATCTCTCCGTCGCCCCAGTATTTGATGGGGCTATGTCCAACCGGAGTGAGTTTGTTGATTGTCTGACCAGAGCGGCCTGACCAATCATCTGTTTCGCTGAATATATATCCACTGTCAATGGCATTCTGATTTCGGACGGTGACGGTGAAATCGTCAGGCCTGTCTTTGACTGCCGTGTAGCGGTAGATGACTCCTGTGATGTCAACGCCCGGAACTGGAGCCACTCCAAGTACAGGTTCAGACATAGTCCAAGAAGTACCCCTAGCAGCAGCGTTAGGAGTGTAGCCATAGGTGTATGGCTCAGAAGAAGAGGGTAGTGGCAAAAATGCCGCCAATAATGCCAAGGGCTTTAAGGCGCTTGTGTTCGACATCATCTGCTGAAATCTCCTCTGGCTCATCCGAGGTATGGGACTTCCACGCTAGTTTGGCTTCATCTCCGATCTTGCCGTCATACGGGCATGGGGTTCCTGCCATCATCATGGCGTCAAACACCTTCTGGTCTTGGCACATCACGCTGACAGCCGCCACCTTCATGCCCATGTCGTACAGGGCTTTGGCGTTCTTGAGGCGGATACAGTTTTCCTCGGTAAAGGTCGCGCCTACAGAAATGCCCAGAATCTGGGTCTGAACGGCTCCAGAAGCCCCTACGGTGCAGAGGTCGTTGCCATTACCGGCAGAAAATTGCGGGGCTATAGCGGACGGCGGAGGCGATTTGACGGTGGTCGTCATGGATCCGTCAGTACGAACAGAACTTGCTGTGTTGCTGTTTACCGTGCTGGTGGATGTGCTAGTAGAAGTGCTGGTGTTGACGTTGGTATTCGTGTTGTCCGTGACAATCGGATCTGCGCCAAGCACATTGACGGAATAGGCCATCAGGCCGCCGAGCAGGAGGCCGATGACTACCCAGCCTACCTGCTCGACGGGGTGTTTCACGGAAGTTCAACTTCGTTTGGCACAAGCACCCAGCCAGAATTACCGGCTACGTAGTCCGCGTCGCTCCACCTGTACTGCCCCAAAATGAAACCTTCGTCATCGAACACTACATCAGGAACAGGGGCAGGATTAGGGGGTTCGTAATCCCATATTTCAGTGTTTAGAACCCACTGTTCAAAAGGTTTCACCGGAATGAAAACATCATTTTCGGGATCGTACGTGAATCCGAGTCCAGCGAAATTTCCTCTAAACGCAGGTTTGCCAGAGGGTTCATTACTATTTGGCTTGTAATGGACGTTGCGCCTAGTGTTGTAGCTGGTTTGAAGCCAGCTATTAGCGTCAGGCAAAGTGTCAATATAGTCTTGCTCAGCAACGATTACACTAACTACAACGTTGTTTTCATCTATTTTTGCAAAGTGCGACATGGTACGTCCTCGCTGCTAATTAGGCCGGGCTATAGTATCTGAGGAGTACGACCCCGGACCCGCCGGACATCCCATTGCCGTTTTGGGCGCCAGAGCCACCGCCGCCGCCTGTGTTCGCGGTACCTGAGCTTGTGCCGTTTCCAGTACCGCCGCCGCCAGTGCCGCCAGTCCAACCGCTAGATCCGTAAGACCCACCGCCGCCACCGCCTCTGTATACAGAGGAACCGGTGATTGTTGACGCTAGACCAGCTCCACCGTATCCAGCGCCACTGCCGCCGTTACTGCCACCTGCACCGGCACCGCCGCCGCCACCGCCGCCTTGGGTGCCTCCTTGCCCGTAGCCGCCGCTGCCGCCGCCAGTTCCCTGACCACTAGTTCCGCTACCCCCGGCCCCACTACCGTAATAATAGCCGTCACCGCCGCCGCCACCGCCAGAGCCACCGCTACTGCCACTAGACTCGAAGTACGCGCCGCCACCGCCACCAGTTGAGGTAATTGAAACGCCAGTGCCAGAAAAAACGGAATTACTACCAGAGTTGCTACTGGAGGCTCCGCCTGCACCTACAGTGATGGTGTACGACCCAACATCTACTGTGGCTTGAGATTCGGCACTAGAGTTACCGCCGGAGGTACCGTAAGAAGTGCGGTACCCACCAGCGCCCCCGCCGCCACCGCCAGCGGTGCCGCCAGAGTACCCACCAGCGCCCCCGCCAGCGATTACCAAGAAATCAACATACGGCTCATCTGATATGGCGCTTACAGTAAAAGTGCCAGAGCTGGTAAACGTATGAACCTTATAGTCGCCGTCTTGAGTTATGGTGCCGCCAGTGGCAACCATATAAGCAGGTCCGCCAGCGCCTCTACCATAGCCTCTAGCTGCGCCGCCCCCAAAGGTTCCTAGTAGTGGTGGTGCCATAAACCCTTCTCCTTACGCAAACTGAGTCTGGCTTGCAAACGCCGTAAACGTAGCATCAGCGGTCTTAATAACAGTGATGCTGTAAGAATCCACCGAGCTGGTGTTGCCTCCAGTCGGCGCAGAGCCGCCCTGCCATTCCGGGGTAACTGAGCTACCGTCAACTTGGAAACCAGACTGGTAGTACGCGGTTCCGCCCTGAGTTACAAGGAACGCGACAGTAACGGATTCGCCGATTGACATAATGCTGTTCAGCGTATTTGAACTATCCCCACGGATATTCAACGTCCAGTTACCAGACGCGTTGCTGGTGTAATACAGAACTTGCTGGGTAAGTACATCAAAAGCAATGGTGCCAGTCGCTGCGGTAGCAGAAACAGTAGCTTTTTCCATGAGCTGCTGAACTTTCGTCTTTCCGGTAAGCGTGAGCGTACCAGCGTGCGCAATTACGTTGCTCGAATCGCTAGTTACAACTTTAGACGCTTCAGTAGTGCCTTCAGTAGTTACATCAGTACGATTAAGGTCGGTAGCATCAGCGGTAACAGTGTCCAGAATGTTCAGTTCTGCTGCTGTTGAAGTGATGCTGGTCCCGCCGATCTGAAGCGTAGTAGCGTTGACTTCACCGGAAGCACCGTAAACAACTGCCTTGCTGTTAACGATAGTGCCTGCGGTAGAGCCGTCAAGCAGATTCAATTCTGCGGCAGTTGAAGTGACTGCGGTCCCGTCAATGTGCGGGCTTGTCATATCGAAATTAGTGCTAAGGTCAACAACCGCAGCACCTGCACCTGCGCCATCGCAATAAATAACTTTTTTACTGCCCGCTGCAATGTTGACGTTCGCGCCGGACCCCTGCGACATGGTCACAGTCTGGTCAGAGTTATTGACGATCCAGTAAACCTTCTGCATGTCGTTCGGACTTACAGTCACGGTACAAGTACCGCCCGGAGAGCCGGTAAACACAACTACAGAGTGGCGGCCATCAGAAGATGAGCCGTCTGAAGTAGTCAAAGTAGCGGTAGTAGCTGAGAGCGTGACGGAAACAATACCGGTCACCATCTCCTCAAGCATTTCCCAGTTGGTATTCGTGGTTTGGCCCCAAGTACCGGACTGTTCGCCGTCCGCGATGAGTTCGATACCTGCTGCTGTGTAAGTACTAGCCATATTCCTGCTCCTAAGCGGCTATTCGCGTCCAAGTTGTTGATGGCGCGTTGACGCCAAGTTTACTCCAAACGATAGAGTTTGAAACGGTTCCAGTGGCTCCAACACCGGTCGGTAGAGCATTTGCGTCAGCAATAACAACAACGTTCCCTACTCTCCCTGTGCCCTTAACACCGTCAACATAAAAGTTATTGACGGTTATTAGTGATTCTTCGCCGAGAGTGCCTGTTGCGGAGACCCCAGTCGGGAGAACTACAGCTCCAGCAGTTACCGTAGGCTGGGGCCCGATTTCACCGGTTGCTGATACGCCAGTCGGTAGGACATTAGCGTCTGCTACTACTTCTTCGCTACCGAGTGTTCCGCTTGCGCTAACCCCAGATACAGAGAAGATAACGCCTTCGCCCTCTATGACGCTGACCGCACCACCCCAGTTCTGGTCGCCCCAAGCGCCAGAGCCCCAAACACCTGCCAGCCCTACGGAAGCTGATACGCCAGTTACAGCCGTAACTGCATTAGCCGAAATAACTTCTTCGCCGAGGCTGCCAGACGCCGAAACACCGGAAGGTAGTACTACAGCTTCAGCAACAACAGTTTCGTCGCCAATAGCGCCAGTAGCAGCTGCTCCTGTTACCGACAGAATCTGATCGGTGGATATGGACTCGTCCCCTACAGCACCTGTGGCAGCTACTCCTGTTACCGACAGAACCTGATCGGTGGATAGCGCCTCGTCCCCCAGAGACCCAGTTGCCTGAACGCCTGTAACAGACAGAACGTTGTCCGTTATAAGAGACTCTGACCCTACCGCGCCGGTAGCAGAAACGCCAGTAACACCAAATACATTGGTGGTTTGAGTAGTTACACTCCCAACAGCCCCGGTCAAGGCGTCCGTTATGTTGCCTTCCCCCCAGCCATCGACGCCCCAAGCGTTAAATCCCCAGCCGCCGTACTCAATAGTTACGCCCGCTCCTTCTACAACAGTCTCATCACCTAAAGCCGTAGCGCCGGATACCCCGGTGGGAGACACAGTGACTGCGAGCTGACTACTCCAGCCCAAAGCCCCCCATACGTCTTCGCCCCAGCCGTAAGCCATCTCGGCGCTCCGCTACCTCAATGCTTACGCAATGCGGATGATCGCGTTAGACGCGTCTGGAGTCGGGAACTGAATCGTGAAGTCGCCGTTGGTAGAGGTCTTGTCGCCACCGAAGGCCAATACACATACAGCTGCGTCAGACGCATGGCTGTCGTTGTAGATCAGAGCGCCGTTAGCGGTAATCGTAGAAGAAGACCAAGTAGTGTCTGCGAAGTCAGTAAACGCTGTCGTACCAGAGGTAGTCGGGTTTACGTTAGTCAGCGCATTACCAGCAGCGGTGTAGCCAGTGCCAGAGACTTCGTTGGTTGCGCTGTACGCAGTGGTGGTAGCGTCCAGAGTCGCTGAGCTGGTGTACAGAGCGATGCGGAAAGTGTTGCCGCCTGAAGCAGCGAAGTTGTGTTCAGCAGTCAACAGTTCAGATTTGAAGCTGGTGCACATTGCCTGAGAAATAGCCATGTCAGAGTCTCCTGATTAGTTTAGATAGGCTTTCATGGCCCGCCGCGTCTAAAGCTGCACAGACCGTCGTACGATCGCTTCGTGCTGCCTGCTTCAGATAGTGAACCAGTACCGCACGGATGCGTTCTCTAAACGCGTGAGCCTGCTCACGCACCATCGGATCGGCGTTATCAGACACCGACACAATCTTGTCCAGAGCCTGCTCCGCAAGCTCCTCCGGGGTAAAACCCCTGTTACTCGTGGTATGCACCTTCACATCGAAGGGCATATCGACCTTGACCTCTACGCCGAACATTACGCGCCCGTCCTACGGTAGAAATCCAGCCCCTCAACGCTCTGCGCGAAGCCATTTACGCGCTGTAAGGCGGCTTGGAAAAAGTTTTCGTACTGCTGAATCATGTCGGGCTCACCCTTCATAAATGTGTACGCTTCCACCAAGGAACCATATAGCATGGCCGGGCCTGCGTTTTCGCTGAGCCATGTGACACCGGACGCATCATCCGTAAGCGAGACCGGACGATAGAAATAGTGGAGCTCAGCCGTGTAAGCAGAGTCTGGAGTAGGCGCAACAATGAAGTTGTCAACGTCAAAATCCGCATAGTATTTTGGCTCACCTGTAGCAGTAGGATCAGGCCAGTACTCCTGAATAAAATTCACATCCTTGTTCAGCAAAAATTTAGTCACCCCAGAAGGCTGAACTGACAGCGAATAAGTGTAGAGCCAGTCAGACGGCTTTGGAACGTACTTATTGCTGGACGTGATAGTTGCACTGGCGTTTTTGCGAAACACCTCAAGCGGAGCGGTCTTTAAGATTCGCTCTTCGGTCGACTGAATAAAGCTGTCAAGCTGGCTTACAAATACGGATTCGTCGTTGTCCGTGTAATCCTGAATAGCCTGTTTCAGCGATGTGTAGGTGTAACCAGCCATTAGGGCAACCCGTTAATAAAATCGTTGTAGTCCGTCAGATCCGGCGCAGTTTCTGCCACATCTGGACGAGCGTCGCGTAGAGCCTCAGCATCAGCGCGAATAATAGGAGGATCGAGCTGAGGATGCTTAGTTTCAAAGCATTCAGGGCAGACGCGTGAGCCATTCCACTCCTCGCGCATAGCTGAGTACTTGACTTGAAACCCACACCGGTCGCAAATCGCTAGAGCGTATTTGCCGGAAGCGAAGGCCATTAGAAGCCATACGCCCTGTAATCAGGGCGAATCCGCAAGGAGCCACGCTCCGTGTCTTCATTGGCCGCACGGGCGAAGTCTTCTTCGTAAATCTGCTTGGCTACTTGGGTGCGATCTGGCGCAACCTTCATAGACAAATAGTAAGCCAGCCCCGAAACCATTGGCGGGATGAACCGGCTTGGAACATCCAGATCGTTGGTTAGCGTGTTGGCATCTTCGATCCGCTGAATACGATAGGTAATTACCGCGTCCGTGCTGTTCTCAGGCGTAGGCCAAACATAGAACTTTGGGGTCGCCGTGCGCTCGACGTAAATCTGCGTTGGCCGCCCAGTCTGAGACTTGTTCGGGATGTTGAGGTAGTCCTCGCGCGTAATGCGGTCAAGGCTGTAGTCAATCCCATTCCGGCGCACAACAGCGTCTGTGACGTCGATGTCGTACGCGTTCATATCGTAGCTGGCAGTGCCTGAAGTCATGGTCTGGCTTACCTGAGCTACTTTCCACAGGTTTACCCCACGGTTAGCCCAGTCCTGAAACATAATGTTCAGGCTGCGACGGGCCTTCTGGGCGTCGTACCCGGTACGAAGCTCAAGGCCAAGCAGCTCGTACGCCTCCTCAATCAGGTCGGAGACGTCGAGCTTAAACGCGCTAGTGCCAGAAGTAGCCATG